AGCTTTCCCTAAAGCAACATTAGAAGGTGGTGGTTCTGATCAATTAGATATTGAACATTTAACTCTTTCTTTTTCACTTTTAAATAAAATGAGAGATGAAAAACCAATATATATGTGTGCGGGTAATCATGAATTTAAAGAACATAAAATAATTAAAACGGGAGAACCTATTGATCTCCTTGAAAAAGAAAAAGAAGTTTTTGGAGATGATTTAATTGTTTCTGGATTTTTAAAAGAAAAATGTAATGATACTTTATTTTATGTTATAGATACAACAAATATAAAAGATTATCCTTTATTAACTGAATATACCGATATTCAATCAGAACTTACAAAAAATAAAGGTATAAATAAAATATGTATTTTTGGTCATGAACCTATAATTTCTTTAAAATATGCTCGTAAAGAAAAGATAAAAAAAGGTAAACTAAAAAGAAAATGGAATGATTGGACAACATCTAAAGATCTTTTAGAATGGATTAAAGTTTTATTATTTCACTTACCTAATTATGAAATAAAATATATATGTGCCGATACACATAATTATCAAGATATGAATATAACATTAAAATTAGAAGATGGTTCTTCAAAAGAAATATCACAAACAATTGTGGGTTCAGGTGGAACGTTTAATCTAGATCCACTGCCATTAGATCTAAGCGAAACAAATGAATTTTTTAAAGATCTTCCACATGGTATAGAAAATGTAAGAGTTAAAAGTGCGACAAATGTTCACCATGGATATTGTATATTTGATACAGATGATTTATCAGGTGATCCAGAATTTATTGATTTTTTTAGAGCGGTCGAATCACCAGAAGTATTATCAGATGAGAATTTAAGTGGTATTCAAGAATTTTTAGAAGGAATTGTCTCGAGATCAACTTCACAATGATATTCTTTTTTATCTTTACATGGAGCAAATGATTTACGATGCCATTTTGTTATACCATATTTTTCAATTGCTTCCATATGTTCCTTTGTTCCATAACCTTTATTTTTATGTATACCATACTTTTCTAAATAAGGATTATCTTTTACCAATTGTAAAATATAATTATCTCGAGCCGTTTTTGCCATTATACTCGCAGCAGCAATACTTTTATAATGGTCATCGCCCTTTATAACACAAGTATGTTCTATAAATTCATCATGTCCATTATCATAATATACTTTAAATTTATTACCATCAACAAGAATACTATCTAAATTAGTCTGTTTACATATATCATCTAAACAAAGGTGCATAGCATGAATAGAACATTCAAGAATATTATCTTTATCAATTTCTTCATTATGTATGAAATTTATCGAATGTATTATTGAGTTATTTTTAATATACTCAAAACATTTATTACGATGTTTTTCAGTACATTTTTTAGAATCTTTTATCTCTGGTGTATCCTCTTTATCTTCTTTTAACCATATTACCCCGGAAGCACAAACAGGTCCAAATAAACATCCTCTTCCAGCTTCATCTAACCCAACTTCAATATGACTTTCATTTTCATATTGTTTTAATTTATTAATCTTTTTTTTACTCATTTAAAATATAGTTAATATTAATATTAATTATGATTCTAAATAGTTATCTTTACAATAAAAATCTTGAGAGAAAAAAGAAAAAAGAATTATTTAATGACTTACAATCATTAATACCCAAAACACCAATAACAAGTATAATATATAACATTCAACAAGATATTAATGAAAAAGAACAAGAATATAAAAAAGTATCAATTAAAAATAAAAAAGAAAAACTAAAAGATGAATTAAATGATCTATTTAATGAAAAAGAAGAAGTGGAAGAGAAAGAAGAAAGAGAAGAAGAAGTGGAAGAGAAAGAAGAAACAGAAGAATTAGAAGGGGAAGAATTAGAAAAGTTGATTGTAATTAATAATGATGGATCAGAAATAGATGAACAAATTGTAGAAATAGATGAGGGTAATGAAGAAGAAAAAGTTGAAGGAGATGAAGAAGATAAAGAAGAACCTGACGGAAAGAAAGAAGGTGGTCAACCTTCAAATATTAAAACAGTTGTCGTTACTAATTTTTTTTAATTATTTAAAGTATTATTAAATATTCTCTTATAAAATGAGTAATAATTTAGTGTATATGGCAAGACCTATATATGGTGGTTGGGTAACTTTTACTTCACATTTATCATTAAAATATAATTGTGATCTTTATAAGGTGGCAAAAAGGACTGAAAAAAATAAAAGAAATTATGGTTATGGAGTACAATATCAAAATGTAAAGATTGATGAATTAATAAAAAAAGATAATTTAGTAATTACTGCAGTGGATAAAAACTATTGGGAATATTTAGATAAATTTCCCAAAAATACAAAAATTATTATTCATGATCCAACAGAACTAAAAGGAAAAGAAAATAAACTTGTTCAATTATTAGATAATTTTGAAATAATTACTATAAGAGAAACTGTTAGAGATTTCATTAAAGAAAAATATAATAAAGAAAGTACTTTTCTACCTCATCCTTTTTATGAATATGGAAAATCAAATGAAGTATCAGATTATTATTCCACATCAATATCAAGGATAGATTTTGATAAACATACTGATATAATATTAAAAGCAAATGAATTAATTAAAGATGATGAAAAGAAAATTTATATATTTGGTGCTGAAAATAGATTGTATGTTCATCATAAACTTAAAAATCTAAATTTTGAAAAGTATTGGAAAGGTAAATATCCAAAAGAATTACCAATGAAATATGAAAATAAAGATTTACTAAATAATTGTGCTTTTGTTGTAGATATGTCAATTATTAAAGGTGATGGAGGTGGGACACAATACACATTTTTAGAAGCTATTTATCATGATTGTGCCCTAATATTACATAAAGAATGGATTGAACAAGGAGAAATATTTAAAAATGGTTTTAATTGTTATGCTGTTGGTTATACAAGTGAACCTGAAAAAGAAATTTCTCAAATAATAAATACTGGTATTGATAGTAAATATAAAGAAATTGTTAAAAACTCTAAAAATATATTAGAAAACCATATAACGGATATCTGGTTCTTATAAATATATTTAAATATTAGTATTATAATAATATGGGAAAAAAGAAATGTTTAACATGTAAATCAAAAGTAATTGATGATCTTGAATCAAATATGGATAATGAAATTCCTGAATGGTATTTAAACGATGGAAATTATTCTCTTTTACCTAAAGTATTAACTTGTGAAGACAAATATAACGCAAACAAAAATGATTTAGTTGAAGAAACTCCTAAAATAACTGATACAGAAGTTAAAGTACCAATTAAAATCAGTAAAAATACTTGGGTCTTTTATTGGGCGGCTGATTCTAAAAAAAATTCAACAGTTATTAAAAATCCACAAGAAGCATATAACAAAAATAAAAATAGAGGATTATTAAAAAGTGATGACAAAGGTGATTTAGAGCTTATTTTAAATACACCTCAACCATATAAAGTAGATGGAATAACATATCCTAGACATCTACATTATGTAACTCTAAAATCAAATAAAACATGGGATATGAATGTTAAAGCAATTGTAGTTAAATCTTATGTAGATAAAGCAAGAGTTAAAAGTATTTTAAAATCCGATGATCATATTATAATTTTTGCCCTTAAAGGTGAAAAAGATATGATCCCAGGATCTATATCAATACCCCACGATTCAAATGAAGGTGAAAAAAATAAAAAGAAATTCTTTTTATCACAATTAAAAGAGGAAATAAATAGTAAAGAAAAATTAAAAGGTATTGATCATCTTGATGTACCATTATTATTATATTGTGGTTCTAAAAAATGTAGTGCTTCAGATAAATTATTTCATCAATTAATCGACGCAGGATTCAGTAATATTACACAATATCCCGGTGGATTAAAAGAATGGAACTCAGATGATAATGATTTATCTGAAGATGAAACCGAAGACACTGAAGAAGAATTAAGTGATGCCGAAGAAGATTCTGAAGAAGATTCTGATAAAAAAGATAAAAAAGATAAAAAAGATAAAAAAGATAAAAAAGATAAAAAAGATAAAGAAGATAAAAAAGATAAAGAAGATAAATATAAAGGTTCAATCGATTTAACTAATTTAGATAAAGAAATGCTTGTAGTTAAAGATGAAGATGAAGAATATAAAATTTATAATCATAATTTAAAAAATGGAGAAGTAGACGAAGATGGTACTAAAATTGGTAAATTAGATGGTACAAAAATAGTATTTGATAAAGAAGAATCTGATGATGAAGAATCTGATGAAGAAGAATCTAATGATGAAGAATCTGATGATGAAGAATCTGATGAAGAAGAATCTAATGATGAAGAATCCGAAGATGAAGAATCCGAAGATGAAGAATCAAGTGAAGAATCAAGTGAAGAATCAAGTGAAGATTCGGATAATGAAAATGAGAAACAAACTGGAGGAGGTATGGTAAATTATGAAAAGCTTCAAAATTTAAAGAAAATATTAAGAGGTGGTGGATCTAAATCAAATGATATTAAAAGAGATGGAATAAGTTTAGTAAAAAGTGGTGGTGGAATTACACAAGATAAATATAATTCTGTTTTTAGAGGTTGGGGCTATACATTTTTTTAACTATTTAAAAAAATATGATTATAATTTATTAAAATGATAAAGGCATGTATATTTGATTTAGGTGGAACTATTGTTGACCGTTATTCATTATCTCCATTTTTATCCCTTAGAAAAGTTTTTTCTAATAACTGTATTAACATTAGAGATGAATTAATATTCAAAGATATGGGAAAATCAAAAAAAGAACATATTTGTGAAATTCTTTCTGATATTGATGTTAAAAAACAATGGAGTAATATTAATAATTGTAATCCAAAAAAAAATGATGTTAATAAACTTTTTGATCAATTTAACGAAATTCAGATTGAAAACTCAAAAAAAATGATCACTATTCTACCAGAAACTAAAAATTGTATTGATTTTTTAAGGAAAAATAACATTAAGACAGGTACAACCACCGGTTTTAATAAAGAAAATATGGAAATAATTAAATATAAATTAGAAAATTCAAATATATTTATAGATAGTTATGTATCTTCAACTTGTTTAAATAAACCATCAAGACCACGACCATTTATGATTCAAAAAAATCTTGAAAATTTAAATATAAGAGATCCAAATCAAGTAATTAAACTCGACGATACTATTATTGGAATAGAAGAAGGTCTCAATGCCGGGTGTATAACTGTTGGTGTTGCTAGATGGTCTATAAATATGGGTATATATGATATATCTGACTCTTTTAAAAAGAAAGATTATGAATTAAAAAATAATTTAAAAAAAAGTAGAGAAGTACTTGAGTCATCAGGAGCCCATTATGTTATAAACACTCTTGATGAACTACCAACTTTAATAAATATAATAAATCTTAATAAGGACAGAACATAATGATTATTAATCATCTCTAAATCCTTTATAAGTTCCATCTGGATGTGTTCCATCCATTTTAGTAATATATTCTTCACAAGTATCTGTATTTGTGTAGATCCATTTACCACCCATATCTCTAAATATGCTTAACCTTTGATGACCATACCATTCAACTATCCAACCGTTTTCTCTGCACCATTGTTCTCTTATTTTTAGATCTGTAAGTACCGTACTTTCATAGAAACATTTGTAACATATGTAATCAGTATAGATATCTTCAATAAAGTTAATCAATGATATAACTGCTTTTATAGAGATAATAAAGAAAAGTGTGATAATTCCCATAGTTACGATAAATTCAAATAGAAAATCATTCGATTCTATAATTTCTTTATCTTCAAATGTTTCTGTGACAATTACAGGTCCTCCATAATAGTATCGTGTGTTAGACATTTTTATAGTTTTAGTATTTTCAGTTATATAATGTTAATGTAATAAAACTTTCAAATTTTTAAAATAACTATATAAGAAGTTAGTAATAATTATATGTATATTAAACATACATGGACGAGAATAAAAATAATAAAAAAGATACTGAAAAAACTATAAAAAAGAAAAAAACAATAAGATGTTCTTTTTGTAATAAAAAATGTACATTGATAAATTATAACTGTCAATGTGGTGGTATTTTTTGTCAAAATCATAGATTAACTCATTCTCACTCATGTCCATGTATAGAAAAAAAGAAAATTATAAATAAAGAACTATTAAAGAAAAATAATATTCAAATAATTCCAGAAAAAGTAAATAAGATCTAAGAAGTTAGTAAAGTTGGATAATCAGCAATTATTTTAGCTTTCATATTTAAAATAGTCTTTTCTTTTCCATTTACTTTTGAATCTAATTTTCTTTTATATTTAATTAAATCTTTGTATTCTTCAGATGTAATTAATTCTCTTTTTTCTTTTCTAATATCTTTTAATTCTTCTTCTTTTTCTTTTAATTTATCGAATTTTTTGATTAATTTAGGATCACAATTTTTCTTTTTTGTATTTTTTCGTAAAGCAGAAGATCTTTCTTTAATATAAAGATTATTCCATAATCCAAACATAGTATAGCTATGGTAATTTTTATATTTAAATGGATTATCTAAACAACACGGACACTGACCTTTTGAAGATCTGAACCATTTCATTATACAATCTGTATGGAACTTATGTCCACAATCAATTTCATAAACATTACTTTCTTCTTCATTTAGTTCTGATAAACATATTGGACATGTGTCATTACTCATTTTTATAATTATTATGAAATTTTTTTAAAGAATTTTGAACACGTTTATCACTCATTTCAATATCATCAATTAGAAATTTTCTAAGCCCATCAATATTAAGATCACTATTAATCAATTTTATATCTTCTACTTTTACTTTATCTCTGAATATAAAGAAGTTTTCTTTCGCAGAATTAAATGTATCTAGATATCCTTCCGGAAATTCATATGAAGTATTGTCCATAATATCTTTGATGTCTTTATGTTTCTTTATCAATTTTAAAGCTGTTATATTTCCTATCTTTGGAACAGATGGACAATAATCACACCCACAAAGTATACAGAACTCTATAAATTTATCTTCAGAAATATCTAAATCAGTAAGTAAATTACTATATGTGAAAATAGATACTATATCTTTGCGTTTTAGACTTTTATCAATACAATTACGAATAATTCGAGGACATCCATAAACCATTGTATCCATATCTTCGGTTAAAACATAATCAACATAACCAATTCTACAAAGTTCACTCGCATATGCTTCTGCTTCGCCATCGGGATGAACATACGATATTCCAAGAAGGTTAAGTAGATTCTTAACATCATTTATCATCTCGCCTGTTATTCTTAGTGATGCTTTCTTTAGTTTAAGTTTTTCTTCTTCATTTTCACATGTTTCTGCCTTTTCTAA